ACCCCGTTCTTATCGACGAGCGGCCCCCCTGGCGGAGGAACCTGATAGGTATTCGCCATCAGGTCAGATCGGCGTTGATGATCGCCACTCGAAAAGGATCGGTGGTCGAGAGTTCAAAAATCCGGTCCAGCCCCGAATTTCGCCGCGTCGATCCCAGCCGGTTGAACTGCACCCGCGCGGCCGTCTGACCCGCTTTCCCGGCAGACACAAAATGCTCAGTCGACCATGTATGCGCGCCGTCATCCGACGATCTGAGGACCATTTGCGGGTTCGCGTCCGGAGCCACGGTGATCCCGGTTTCCATGTCGATGCTCAACTGGCTGAACCGCTGCGGCTGATAGGTCGGCTGCTGCACGGCCCGCCATGCCCGCAACCGCTTGATCGCCGCGCCGTTGTCGGTGTAGGTGCCGAGGTCGAAGGCGTATAGGTTGCCGTTGGCGTAATCGCCGACCACGTTAAAACCGTTGAAGAGGGCGGACGTGTTCGGGAGCGCCCGATGCAGGGCACCATTCGCGAGCGCCGCCCTCTCGTGCCACATCGGCGTACCCGAGAGATGTGAGGCCGTCTTGTCATAGACCCACGTAGCGTCACCGGCCGGGAAATTCAGCACGTAGAATTCGTGGCCGTTCTGCTGATACGAGAAGCCCACCGCATCCGTCGTCGTCGAATAGGCGTTGATCGCGGCCTCGATCCCGTGCGTCGATATCCGCACGACATCATTGCCTCGGCTCATCACCACGACGTTCTGGCCGCTCTTGCTCTGCGACAGCCAGAACAAATCCTCGCCATCGATCACCAGCGACTCAGGCGCGACGATCCCATGCTCGATATAGAGCCCATCGACGCGGGCGAAGGCAAACCCAGCCGTTCCAGCGTTGTACCAAATCTCGGTTTCGAACTGCTTGATCAGCCAGATTTCCCGGCGGATCATGACGGGCCGAACAAGGTTGTCGGGATCGCCCGATGCGTCGCCGAAATTGAGCGCATTCCACGACGACAGATCGAGCAGATCGGATTGGAACCACAGCGCCGAACCCGGCTGGTTGATCAGCCCGAACCCGTCCTGATATGTCGCGAAGATCGACCCGACCGCAGAAAACGGTAGCGCTATCGGATTGAGCGTTGAGCCGTCCCACAGATACCCGACATTGCCGTTGAACACGGCCATCTGCACGCCGTTGTCGATGATCGACACCGGACCGGCCCCGGCGACCGACCCGACCGTCGTCACGGCCCATCCTGTCGATACCGAATAGAGGGTGTTGCCGCTGACGACATAAAGCAGGTTCTTGAACAGGTGCAACCCTTGGATCGGACCGCTACCGACCGTCGCCTTCAACACCAGCCCCGGCGTCGAGTAGAGCGCGCCGACCGCCTTCCCCTGTTTCGTTTCCACGATTTCGGGATACAAATTCAACAGTCGATCCGCCGCCAGATTACTAGACAGCGAAACATAAAACGGGCCAAATATCGGGGTCTTCAACGGTAGGAGTCGCTATAGATATTGTACACCGCTCCGCCCCTCGCTGTCAGTTCTTTCTCGAATACCGCCATGTTCTCGCGAACATTAGACCGCTTGATATTGGATTTCGATTTGCGGGCGTCTTCGATCAGCCAGGGCGTCGGCTGAGAGTTGTCGGCCTTGAAATACGGCCAGAGCGTGATCGCCAGATTATCGACGATAGCTTTGATGTAGCCGGGCGGGAGACTGACGAGGGTAGAAAGGGTCGCGAAATCGGAAAGCTGTAGGTAGCTGTTCCAATACGCGGTGATCGTCATGTTGGGCTGGGGGTAGAAGTTCAGCTCGCCGTTCGGGAATTTCGGGTCGTAAAAGAGCGTGTCGGGCAGATTGGAATTAACCATCTTTATATTCCAGATGGTGTTCCACACATCGCGGGGCACGACATCAACCGGATAGCGGTTACTGTTGGTGTCGACCAGGAACGCGGTGCCCGGCCCTTCAAGGATGCGGATCGGCCGCGTCATACTGAAATCGGTCGAGCCTGACGTGCCGATCGTGTAGGTGTTCTGCCCCGGATTGAGAGTGCCGCTCTGCTCAAGTATCTGGTAGCAGGTCAGCGACTCATTCGACCAGGAGTCCAGCATATTGTTGAGCACGGTCAACGCACGCTGCGCGTCGGCGGAACTCATCGTCTCGCCGGCTGCGTAGACGCCGATTTTCTCGACGCTGTCTTGAATTAGGTCTTGTGCTGTTGCCAAGGCTTATTTCTTCTTCTTCGCCGCCTTGGCGCCCTTGGAGGTCGTCTTGCTGCCTTTCATCAGGCCGATCTTGTTGAGCGTCCCGTAGATCGCAGCGTTATTGCCGGGGTATTCCTTTTTCAGTTTCCCCTCGACATCGGCAACGGCGGTTTTCTTCCCGCTTGGTGTGCGTTTCGGCATTATGCGGCCTCCTGCTCTTCAGCCTGCGCGATGGCTTCGCGCAACTTCTTCTCGCCCCATCGCTTGTCGATGCTCAGACCCAGCTCGGCGGCCTTTTTGCATAGCTCGGCGCGAGCGTCCGGTGTCGCCACGGCCTCGCCAGCGGCCGCCATGATCGCAGCCATACAATCGGCCTCGACCGCGCTGGTCTCGCGCTTCACCGGCTCCTTCTTGGTCGTGCCGCGCATAACCTCGTCCTCGTGGGTGCGGCTCTTGACGATCACCGGTTTGTGACCTGCGGGCGTCACCCATTTCGGATACTCGTTCGTCTCCGGTTCCGGGGCGTTAGGGTCTTGCTCGATCAGCCCGTTGACGATCCGGGGATACTCGCGGTGCCGGTAACCCTTCGGGATCGGGGCGACCTGGGAGCGGTCAAAGGCTTTCTTGTCGCCGCCCTGTGCGACATAGCCTCGCGCCGCGTAGTAGTCTTCCTGATCGGGGTTGTTCACCATCACGGCGGGGAACTGCTCGGGGGTTCCCGGCTTTGCATGGTGCTTGAATTGCTCGCCCCGGTTATGCCCCTCGGCGTAATCGTCGCTGATCACCGCCGGGCGATGGTTGGGGTGCTTCATCCACATCGGATAGCGTTCGAAGTCCATGTTTATCCTGCCAGTTGCGAGCGCATCCAAGCGCCCCAATTGCCCGTCCAGCGCTTCAATCCGCTGTGACCGAACGTCAGCTCGGGGATGATGAATATCCTCCCGCCAAGCGCCTTCCAGTCATCGGAGAAGTGCCAGTCCTCGCTACCGAAAACACCGTTGCGGTTGCCGGCCTCGAAATACCCCATGAACTCGCCGTCATCGCACGAGTAGTCATGGTGCGGCATCAGATCGAATACGGCTCGGTTCAGCCTGAGAAACCCGGTAGGCACCCTCGCGGCCTCAACGTATCCGTCCTTGTCGGCCCACAACTCGTCTTTGTCGAACCCGACCGGGAACATCATCGACCCATCGGCGGTCTTCTTCGGATAGACCCCAGCGATGAACGGTCTCTTAGCGGCGGCAAGTTGCAGGATGCCTTTCGGGTCGAACCCCACGTCGGCATCGATAAACAGAAGATCGGTCGCCTCGGATTTGAGGAACCGCGTCACGAGGATGTTGCGGGCGTGCTCCAAATAGGCGCACCCGCACACAAAATCGATGGTGAGGGCGATCCCGGCTCTTTCCAGAAACCGGACGCCCTCACACAGCGAATGGGCACAGTCAGCGACGACCTCGCCCGAGTATGCCGGCACGGCGATATAGAGATGCCGTGCCGGCAAACACTCGTCGATCACGTGCCGACCAAGAGCCCGAGGCCGACCGCCATCGCGCGCAGCTCATTGGCGAGCGTCACGATCTGGTTGGCCTGCGTTGAAGTGGCAAAGCCCCACGGCGAGGTCGTGGTGGCGGCGGTCGTGGAAACAGCAGTACCCGAACCGGAGCCGCCGGCACGCTGGGCAACCGGCGTCGCGCCGTAGAACGCGATCAGATCGGTTGCGGCGACCCCCATGCGGAGGCCGTCCGGGGTTTCTGGGCCGACCCGGAGGATTTGGGTTTCGGTGAGAGTGGGCATGTTACGAGGCTCCTTCGGTCATCTTGAGCACGATGGGGTCGGTCCACTGCTTTTCCGCACCCGAGGCCACCTGTTCCGCAACCGCGTGGCGGAATATCTCGGCGAACTCGAATTGCATCATCGGACCGATACGGGTTTCCTTGTTGCCGTTGCGCTTGTCGAGCACGACAACCTGGTACAGCGGCGGCTTCGGCGGCCGATCCGGCTTCGGAAACCCTCTCCCCCACGGGTTGAGGGGCACAAAGTCGGGATAGCCCGCCGGATTGCCGCCGGTAACCCGCAGCATGGGTTTTTTTGCAAGACCAGCCATGATTAGCCGGCCAGACGAACGGCAAGTTCCGGATAATACGTCGAGACCCCGTAAAGGATATCAACGCGACAAGGCATTACATCGTTGTTTATATCGAATGCCCGAACAATTCGCATCGAGATATTCTTGTACATCTCGCGCGCTTTGAAATCGACGCCGTCCGGTAGTTCCTTCGGCACCGTGACGAGGCCGAACGCATCGCGGACAAACCCGATATTCATCGGGTATACCTGCCCCGTGGTGCCCTGGACCGTGATCGCGGCCGAGTTGGCGGGCGAGGCATCGACGGTCTGGTACGCCCCCGACGTGGTGATCGCCGGATAGATCGGGATCGTCGCGTTGCCCGAGCCATCCGAGTTGACCGCCGCCGTGACATAGAAGTTCTGCAACACACCGGTCGACTGGTAATTCTCGGGATTGACCGAATGCACGCCTGCGAACGTGATCACATCGCCCGGTTGCAACAGGTTGGTGATGCTGTTCGACCAGCCGTTCGTGACGATGCTGGCGCCGGTCTGCGACGCACCGTTGACCGTGCCAGAACCGCCCTGGATGCCCGTGGTGTGCATCGCGACATTCTGATCGGTGTAGATCTCGAAATTCGCGATGGCGGCGAGGAAGCCCTTCAACGCGGGTTCCGATACCGACTGGACAAAGAGGCCCTTGAGCGCATCCGCGAGAGCCCAATTCGCCGCCGCGTTGAGGATCAGCGTGCGGCCGTCCTGCGGTACCGCGCCTTCGTCCATGCGCTGCCCAACGGCGCCGAGAGCGGCGAAGGTGTTGGGCGTGGTGCCCGGCGTGCCGACCTGGTTCTGCACCTGGCTGGCAAGCTGAAGCACGTCATAGTCGATCTTGTTCGCGAGAGCCGCGGCAATCGGCTTCAGATAGCGTTCCGAGAACTCCTCGATGATGAGAGTGAGTTCCTTGGACGAGAACAGAAAGCCGACGTGCTTCTGGTTGCTGATCGTGATCGAGGTCGATGGCTCGGTGATGTTCTGGATCACCAGTCCGGCACCGTCCGACACCGTGAAGCGGTTCGGCTTGCGCACCGTCAGGGTGTCGCCGATCTTGGCGAACTGGTTTTCGAACTGGCGATTGACCTTGCCGGCCGCCACCAGGTTGTTTTCGAGGATGACCAGCGTTTCCTTGCTGATCAAAGAGGGAGTGAGGAGGGTATCGGTCATAGCGCACGCGCTCCGATAGAGTTGATGGGAGCGCTCCGATGAGCTCGGAGACTGGCTACGTGCGCCGCCGCGGATTTGACCCACACTTTCGGAGTGGTCGCCGGGCCTTTAAGGATGGCCAACCTGCTGCCGTGACGCCGGCAGCGGTCGAATGAGCCCGGCTACGAAGCGGCCGGTGCGCCCTTGTGTTTGTTCCTAGTGCCGCTGCCCGTACATCGACGCCTTGCGGTCTGCGTTGAGCTTTGGCAGCCGATAGGCCGCGTATTCCTCGGTCGTCATCTCGTTCGGGTCTTTGGGGCCAGCCGTGTTGTTGTTGCCCAGGGGCGTGATCGGCTTCGGAGCTTTCGTCACCTGGGGCCGGCGCGGCTGCGAAAGGCGCTCGGAAATCCGCCCGAGCTCGATGCCCTGCTGGCGCTCCGACAGTTTCGAGAG